CCCTTTTCTGTACATTTATGGTTATTTCTTCTGAAGAAATAAATGTAATATCTTCTGAAATTATGTCAAAAAATAGCTCATTTCAGCCATTTCAGAAGATTTTTGAGGTACTTTTGAGCTGATTTTCGCATAAAAAATTCAATCTGTACAAGAATGTACATTTATGCGTGTTTTTTCCGAAGAAATACCCCTTTCCTGTACAATTAAGGCAATATCTTCCGAAGAAATCCGAAGAAATGGGATATAATTGTACATTTATTGCTATTTCTTCCGAAGAAATACCCTTTTCTTCAGAAGAAATTTTACGGTCTGGACATGAAAAAAGCGACATTCTCTCGAACATCGCTTCAAAGCAAATCAGTAAAATCGCCCCCTTTTCGGGTTGGGGTTCCCTTGACACATGAAGACAATCTAAAGTAGAGGGTAATAGATTATTCTTCCTCGTCTTCTTCTCCGGCAAGTTTGGCAAGCTTGTCCTCAATGGTGAGTTTGACCTCGCCATCGTCTATGCTGATATTCTTAGGCATGATGATTTTAATGAACTCTGTCGACACTTTCACCCTGTCTTTGGGGTCAAGTTCCATGAAGTCCTGCATTATTAGTGGCATCACATCTCCTTCGGGTATAGTGTTGTGCGTTTCAAGCCATTTCTCAATCATCCCTTTTGCCAGTGCCGTTATTTTGTTGGGCGTACCTTTTTGCCGCCCTCCGGTCTTTTTTCCTATTGCCATAATGATCTGTATGTAAAAAGATAAAATGATGATGCGAAGATAACGGCTTACTTTCGCACGCAAGGTATAACTTTTAATAATCAAAAACTAAAGTCTTATGGGTTTAATAGGAAGTGCCATAGGTGCAGTAGGCAGCATTTTCGGTGGAATCAAGGCATCCAAGGCCATGAAGAAAGCAAAACGTAATGTTGAGGCTCAACGGCAAAAGAATCAGGACTGGTACGACAGGCGGTACAACGAGGATGCCACTCAGCGGGCTGACGCACAACGCATCCTTACGCAAACTGAAGAGAGTATAAAACAACGTAACAAAGCCGCTGCCGGTAGTGCAGCCGTCATGGGCGGTACTGATGAAAGTGTGGCAGCGGCCAAAGAAGCGAACAACAAGGCTCTTGCCGATGCAACATCACAGATTGCCGCTGATGCAGAAGCACGTAAGGACAATATCGAAGCCACTTATATGCAAAACGACAATGCTTTCGTGGAACAGCTTAACGCCATTGAGCAAGGCAAGGCCAATGCCATATCGGGAGCTGTACAAGGAGTAACTAATGCGGTAAGTCAAATGCCTTTCTAAACTATTTCAATATGGCAACAATGGATGATATTTTAGGAAACGGAGGTGGTACGCCTCCGCTCAAAGGCTCTAAGGAATGGCACGAACAGCAGCAAGACGCTCCTTCCGTATCATCCCCGGTAAAGGGTACACAGAAATGGACGGAACAACAAGCAGCTGCGGCTCCTGCCGTTACCGGCTCCCAATCTGAAACGGTCGCTGCCCCTCCGGCCAAACAAGCCGATGTGAACGGTGGCAGTCTCTCATACGCTGAATTGTACAAAAAACTCAATCCCTATAAACCGCCAACGGACGAGGAACTTGCTAAAGAAAAGAAGAAGCAGAAACGTGAACAGATATTCGCAGCCATTGGTGATGGTATATCGGCACTCTCTAACTTGTTCTTCACCACGCAGTACGCTCCAAATATGTATACCGGTAAGAATACCATGTCAGAACGTACCAAAGTGAGATATGACAAGCTAATGAAAGAACGTGAAGGCAAGGAGAAAGAATATTATGAGGGGCTGATGAGGGCAAGAATCGCTGATGAAGAAAGGGATGACCGTGAACGTAAGTGGCAAAGGCAGCTTGGTCTTGACAAAAAGAATGATGACAGATACAATGAGGGCATTCAACATCGCAACGAGCGAGAGAAGATTACAGATGACCGATATGATGCGGAACAGGAATACAAGAAAGGTCGGGACAAAGAAGCTGATAGGCGTTGGCAAGCAAACTATGATGAAAACAAACGTCAGGCAGACCGTTCCTACAATTTCCAAGTAAAGAGACATAATGACAATGTGGCTGTAGAGCGTGATAAAGCGAGAGCGACAGCCGCACGTGGTGTACGTGGCAAGCAGCTCGGTTTTTCTGACGGCGGCGGAAACCAAGTAGCCATTTACGAGAATGTTTGGAAAGGTTCGATGCAGCAGGTGTATGATGCTATGCTTGCCGACCTCTCTCCACAGGATGAGAAAGAGAAAAGGGCTTTTGACCGTCAAATGAAGAAACTTGATACACCACAGAAGAAAGAGGACTATGTAAAACAGAATTGGCACAAATCGCCTAAAGCCTCTGCAATCATGCTTTCCCTCTCCAAACTTGACCCTGCCACCATGACCTCGGAACTGAATGATGAGGTCGTGGACTATGTTCCCGGTGGCGGCGATGATGATGTGATTGATTATACACCCGGTAAAAACAAATAACTATGCCAATATTTGAATACAACGGAAAGAAATACAATGTGCGTGATGAACACATTGACAGTTTTATGAAAGACTTTCCCGATGCTTCTACAATCATGGAGCGTGAGGGGAAGAAATATCGTGTAAAGTCGGCAGACTACAGGACTTTCATGTCGGAGCAACAACAGCCCGAACAATCTGCCCTGGACTCTACACCTGAAACTCCTGTAACTCCTTCAGCAGAAGAAATGCCGTTGACGGAACAGGATAAAATACGCTTCAGTGCAAATATAGGACAGATGAAACGCCGCACGGAGCAAATGATAGACGGCTTCAACGAGCGTATGGAAACCATGCGTGAGTATCACGAAAACGCACCGTTGGGCGGCGGACAGACCGCAGAGGGGAAAATGCAGTTCAACCCGGAGAGCGGAAAACTGGAGAAAACCTACATTACCCCTCTCGGCAACCGATACACCAGCAAGGGACTTGCCGACATGGAGAGTTTCAGATACCGACAGGCGGCTGATATGTCTGTAAACGGACAGTTGCGCCGTGCAATGCTGAAACTTGCAGAGCTGCAAGAGAAAAGAGAGGCAAGTGCCAAGAGAGTGCATGAGCAATGGGAAGAAGATACAAAAAAGAATACAGCTCCTCTTGGATTCTTACTTGCAGCAGATACCTATGTTCCTCGTCAGATGAGCGACAAGGAAAACAGTACCTTGGATGTCGCCATTCGTCAAACGGAGGAACTTATCAAAGACCTTGAAGAGCAGAAAGACCGTGAGCAAGGCATCGATGTTGGCTTTTGGCGTGGTTTCGGTCGTGTGGCAGGAGATTTCCGCACTTGGGATTTCGGCATGAGCGATATGCGTGACGCATTGACCATGATGAACGCCGATGACCTGAAAGGTGAGAATGCCACAGAGGGAGAACGTGAAGCCTACAATGAAATGATGGGCGCACTCTACAACAAAGGACAGGCGGAGCAGATGTATGGCGGGAACGCCGGCTTTTGGAACAGAGCCGGTATGATGACCGGCCACATGCCTGCATTCATGCTTGACTTTGGCATTACAGGCGGTGGATTCAAAGGTATCAATGTTCTTTCCAAAGCCGGAACGAAAGCCGCCACAAAGGTGGTTGGCAAAGAAACGGTAGAGCAAATGGCCAAACAGGGCTTCAAGACATACGTGAAGGACAACGGCGTGAAAGGCTTGGGGCAGTATGCCACCAACTGGACTATCAAGGCTCTCGGAACAACCGCTGATGACCTGCTTCTCCGTGCTCCGCTGATGACCAACACTGTACAGGCTGGGAAAACCACGGCCGACATCATTGACAGGAAACTCGGTGATGTGGTTGTCGATGAGAACGGAAACTATGATTTTTCCAACGACAAGACTTGGGGAAATGCCATTTGGCAAGGAGAAGCCAATGCCATCGTTGAAAACTATTCGGAAATGTTCGGTTCGCACCTTGACCCTGTAGTTACTCTTGGAAATATGAGCAAACTCGCCAATGTGGTGGGTGCAAAGCGTATCGGTGCAGTACTTTCAAAGACTGATGCAGGTGCGTTGGACGGTATCATGGGACAGACACATCAGTTATTCAACAAAATGGGTGTGAGCGACTATTTCGGAGAGGTAACGGAAGAATACTATGGGCAATTGTGGCGCACCATGCTCAATCTCGACGATGCTTATCAGCAGAACCCGGACGGCACACGTACCAATTTGCTTGCGACAGGACAATTCCATGGCGACATTTGGGGCGGCATGGCTCTTTCTATGGGATTGATGGGTGCAGGTAAGGCTACTTTGTCGGGAGTACAGTATGCTTCAATGAAGCACGGAGTAAACAAGGCAGATGCCCGTGCAACAGAATTGCTTGGCAAAGAAATATGGGAGCCGTTAAGGGCGACAATAGACCTTACGACCAACGATGACATTGGAAGTGTGGCAGAGGGTATCGTGAACGACAAGGATTTCTCGGACGATGAGAGAGCCGCAATACTTACCTATATGGAGCGTTCGTTGATGATGAGGGGCTTTAACCTCGGTACTCTCGCACAGAAGCGGGGCGGCGAACAGGACGAGGATGTGCAGTCAATGAATGAAAGCTACATTGACGGTTACAACCTCGCAGACCCACAGGAAATGACCGATGCCAAGAATATGCGTGACTACCAGCGGCAGAGGGTTTCTGCCATAGTGGATGAAAACACGCTTGGCTTTTTGGATATACATCCTATGAATGCATTGGAGGAAATGCGGAACAATGGCCTTTGGGGAGAAAGCGAGTTGGAAACGGTTATTGACTACCTCAATGCCAAACAGGTATATGACGGCATGATTCAGCGTGTGCGTGATGATATAGACGCACGTGTGGAGCAAAGCAACGCAATGGTTGACGCACGCACCAACCGCACCTCCGGCATGATACAGGGGGCTACGATGAAGCAGGACGACCGCCGTGTGTATGTGGTGGGTGGAAACCTTGTGCAGTATGCAGACGGCAGCGGCATTGACAACCGGGCTTCGGACGGCAGTATCATTGTGCGTGATGCGGAAACAGGCGCACTTGAACAGGTGTCGCCCGATGCCGTATTGAACATTGATGAGCCGTTGAACCCGTCCGATGAGAAAATGACAGCGGAGGAGGCTATCATTCAACAGTTCGCACAGGAAGCATCCGACAAGATTGACGGTGTGGTTACATTCAACCCCGGCGATACATACACCATTACAGGAGATGACGCACAGATACAGGTTCAGATTGTAGCCAACGAAGACGGTATTGTGGATAATGGGGACGGCACAGTTAACGTATCGGACGGCGTGAATATCTTCCCGTTGGCAAAAGAAACCATACAGCAACAGGCTGATGCGGCAAACTTGGCACGTGTGGCGCAGTTCGAGCAGCAGAGAACCATTGAGAATGCCGAACGGAAACAGGAAATGCAAGAGGCTGAAAGACCACAATACGCCCTCAATGACATTGTTTCGCTTACCGATGAGAACGGCGTTACCGTCCGTGGCAATATCACAGCAGATGCCGATGCGGACGGCAAGTATGAGGTATTTACCGAAGCTCCTATCAACGGAAAACGTGTGAACCTGTTCACTCGTGATGAACTTGACAATATGCTGTTGGAGCATAACGGAGTGGCATTTGAACATCCTGCCGAAAATGAGAGCAACAATGGTGCGGAAAATATTCCCGAAAATGATAACAATGCCCCTCAAAATATTCCTGCCATGCAGAGAATACCAAAGGATGAGCAGGGAAATCCACTATATGAGCAGGCCGACAGCGACACAGCTTGGGATGCCATTGTGGAGCAGACTGAGGGTGATGAGGATATGGCACAGACCGTAGCCGATGGAATGGTTGCCGACAAGGAAGAAGCCTTGAAGAAGTTGGAGAAAGCCAAATCGAAAGGTGGCAACTCCATTGCCGAAAAGATTGCTTCCGAGAAAGAACGCAAAGCGGCGATTGATGCAGCCAAACAGGATTTGCTCGCTTGGCAGAAGATAGCCGGTACTGCCAACCGTAGAAGAATGGCAGCGGATGCGGAACGCAAACGAATGGCTGATGAAGCTGCCGCCCTACGCAAAGCGGAAGAAGAAAAGCTGCGTGCAGAGCGTGAGGAAGCCGAACGCGTCGAGCGTGAAGCCCTTAACGGAGTTCCCGACATGGTGGATGATACACCGCAGGATGCCCGCGCAAGGGGGTACAGACGTGTGAACGGCCATAAGATTGACAGGCAAGAACCATTGCAGACCGTACAAGGTAAAGAGGTGAACGTGAAGTTCAGCAATGATGTGCTGGCTCCCGGTCATGTGGCCGTGATTGACGCATCGTTGTTGCAACCGAGCCATATCCAAGGTGTGCGTAATCCTCTGCATTTTATTGATGAAGCGCAACCCAAGGAACGAAATGACGAAGCGAGCGTATTGTCTGCACGGAAAATCGCCGGGAACATTCGTCCGGAAGAAATCACATCGAGTATTACCGCTTACACCGGTGCGCCGACCGTAAACGAACGTGGTGAAGTTATACAGGGAAACAACCGCAGTGATGCCTTGCGTCTGATGTGGGAAAGCCATCCGGAACAGGCCGAAGCATATAGGCAATACCTGAAAGACCATGCGGAAGAGTTTGGTTTGCGTGCTGAAGATATTGCTGCCCTACAAAGTCCGGTGCTGGTAAATATGCTTCATGTGGACGATGCTACGGCTATTCCTCTGGGACAATACGTAGCACAGGACACCGAAAGCGGAGGTGTGGAACGAATCAAACCGAAAAATGCCTTACAGCGTATGGGAATCGAAGTACGTTCGTTTGCCAACCTGTTACTCAGAGCCTCGGACGATGAAGTGTCGTTTGCCGGGCTTGTGGATGCCAACGGTGCAAGTGTCCTAAAATGGATGAGCCAAAGAGGTTTCATCAGTCCCACACAATACAAGAGTGCGTTTGATAGCAAGGGTAACTTGACTCCCGAATCCAAGAATGATTTGCGTGGTATCATGTATCAAAGCATTTTCAAGGACGGTAGTACACGGTTGGAGGAAATGTTCAACGTATTGCCGGTAAAAGCACAAAAGGCTATTCTTGCCACTGCTTTTCGTGATTATGATAGTCCGAACAGTGAACGAATGGTAGATGAGATACAGAATTCCGTTCGTGCTTACTATGCTTTGTCCCAAGATAAAATGTTTGTAGAGGCAAAGAACTTCAAGGAAGCACGTACTGCCGTAGAAAGTTGGAAACGCCAGTATCAAATGGATGATGTCACTGGGGAAAGTTATCTCCCTGCTGATAATTTCAGTAACTTTGTCCTGCATTTGGCCGCAATGTATAAAGGTGAAAGCCAAAGCTTCATTCAAAATACATTCGGCAAGATTTATGACCTTATACAAGGCACACAGGAAGAAACTCTGTTCGAACAACCGGACAATACCCCTCGGACGCTCGTACAGGCTATTAAAGAAGCATTAAATTTAGATTACAATGGACAACAACGAAGCAATGTATTGGTTGGCGATACTGCAACAAGCCAACGAGGGCAGCAAGGAAGCAATGGAACTCTTGCGCCAAGAGAACGAGTTGAGAACGGAAATGGGACAACTGATGATACAGGAAGAACTGAAAGCATTGGTGGACAAAGCGAAATAGAATCTTCTTTATCACAAGAAGAAATGCTGTCTTCTGATGATACTGACAATCAACTTAGTGCAAAAATAGCAAGACGTATTGAAGTTCAAGAAGATGATTGGATTGAAAGCGGAAAGTATGGCGATACTTATAAACAGACAATTATTGTTGATGGTACTCATAAAGTTATAAAAGTTGATGCACCTGATACGAAAGGTAATTATATAGGTAGCGCTTATGAGTATGACGGTCAAACATTCGGAGACTTATTGGGTGTTCTTAATTATATTGATGCATCTTTGTCTTTAGCCAATGCTGTTGCAGTGGCAGAGAAAGAAACCGATACTACTCCTACGGAGAAACAGAAAGAAGCTGGCAATTATAAGAAAGGTCATGTGCAGGTTGGTACATTCAATATCACCATTGAGAACCCGAAAGGATCCGTTCGTAGTGGAATAGACACAGAGGGCAACAAGTGGGAAACGATCATGCAGAACACCTACGGCTACATTCGTGGCACGGAGGGCGTGGATGGAGACCACATAGACGTGTTCCTCTCTGATGATATTGACGGGTGGAACGGACGCAGGGTGTTCGTGGTGGACCAGTATAATGAGGACGGCAGCTTTGATGAGCATAAGGTAATGCTTGGTTTCAATGAGACTGACGATGCCGAGGCAGCTTACTTCGCGAATTATGACAGCGACTGGGCAAATAATCACAAGACAGTGGTAACTGCCGTAAACTTGGAGGATTTCGAGAAATGGATAGATAGTAGCCACCGGAAGACAAAAGCGTTTGCAGAATACAAGTCAGTCAAAAGTGTTGAAGAACAGAGTTCAGGTACACAAGTCGACAGACTTTCTGAAATCAAGTCACGCATTGAAGAACTGCACAAGGAACAAGAAGCCGCACATGTTCAGAGTGATATATTTGAGGAAGCCCGCATTATTTCCGAAATAAACGACCTCTTTGCTGAACAGCGGAAGTTAGAACAAAGCAATTCCAATGAAGAAACGACAACACCGACTGATGCTGCATACACCATTACTCCGGCACAGTACACCACCAAAAGAGGTAAGGTGTTGGATATGCACCTTGTGGAGTTCAATAATGAATTAAGAGATACTGTTCGGAAGCACACCACAATGTTTGCCAAACAACTGAAAGGCTGGTGGGACAAGGAAAAGCAAGGCTTCATGATGCGGAGCAAGGAAGATGCTGAACGCTTGGCAGAATATGCAACCGATGCACAATCACAACCACCTTTGTCTTTGTCTGATTTGTCAGAAGTAAATGACGGCAATGTGCAGTTTTCAGAACCTCAACAACAGAAAGCCACGAAGCAGGAGGAAAGGCAGGAATATACTCCTATATGGCAATACTCTGTTTTTGTTGATAAAGAAACAGGGGAAACTACATTAAGTCGTGATGATGTGAGCGGTTCCATACCTATTGGTGATGCACGTTTTCGTCAGACAACCAACAGTCCAGAGGAAATGTTAGACATTCTTCGCAATCCTCAGAACGGTATGCAAGAAGTTTTGGATGCAGTTGGCATTTCGCTCGAAAATAAAATTAAGACCCGAGAACTTGATCGCAAGGCAAAGGATGAAATTCGTGACAAAAGGACAGATTTCGTTGTTGACAAGGAAATGGATAACAGATATTCTGTTCGTACTTTGATGAAGATGATTGATGCGGAAAAACAGGCTGTGATGGATTTAGGAGAGAAGCGTGGTGGAGACGTTTATCATGAAGGAAATATTATTTTCCTGACTAAAGATAGTGCAGATAAGTTTGCTAATGAAGTCCGAACTCTTATCAACGATATGCGGAGTGAGCAACAACAAGACAATTCGCAGAAAAAGACTGAAGCGAGTGGTAACCGTCTTGTTACTGATGAGCGTTATGCAGAACTTCGTGAGCGTATGCGTAAGAAGTTGCTCGGTCAAATGAATATAGGTATAGACCCTGAGATTCTTGCCATTGGAACAGAGATGGCTGTTTACCATTTGGAGAAAGGTTCACGTAAGTTTGCCGAGTATGCAACGGCCATGATTGCAGACTTGGGCGATGCCATACGCCCTTACCTTAAAGCATTTTACAATGGTGCGAGAGATTTGCCGGAGGTGGCAGAGAACGGACTGGATGCAGACATGACTCCATACGATGAGGTACAACAATTCGATGTGGCGAATTTCGATAAGAAAAGTATTGATGCGCTTGCTACCGCCGAAACCGTAACAAGAGAGACCGAGGTGGAGCAAGAGGCAGAGATTGCACAGGAACGTATCAAAAAAAGTCGCCCTGCACGTAAGAAGAATGAGAAAAAAGCAGTAAATTCACGGAATCAAACAGGTGGGTTATTTGGTGATTTACTTACTGAAAATGACAAGGCTGATGCAGAACTGCATCGCCAATTTGCAATGACAGTAAAGGCTGATATGCTTGCGGCTCTTGACAATGGGACAAAGCCATACAGAAGCATTTTAGACCTACGCAAGCGTGCAAGTGAGTTGGGAATGGAGGTAGATAATGATGGAAGAACTGATATTTTGTTGCAGGAACTTGTTGAGGACGGATTGGTCAGAGCTGCACGTGAGGTTATTGAACGTAAAGGAAGTGCTAGCAGAGAATCATACGATTTAATCTGCAAACTTTATGAAATGCAACCAACCATTTCGGCACGAAGCAGCAACCGTATAAAGATGCAGCAGTACTCCACGCCTCTTCCTATGGCTTGGATTGCCGGCCGATTTGCAATGGCTGACAAAGCAGACGGAAGCGTGTTAGAACCAACTGCGGGTAATGGGATGTTAGTTTTCACTATTCCAGTCGGACAGGTTCATGTAAATGAACTTGACAAAACACGACTGGACAACCTACGTGAACAGGGATTTGCACAAGTAACACAGCAGGATGCGACAGAGCCATTCGATGGCGATGTGCGTTATGATGTTGTTATCGCCAATCCCCCATTCGGAAAGCGTGAGGCAGTTGAGTATGATGGAAAGAAGATACCGGGACTTGACCCGCAAATAACATTGAACGCTCTTTCAAGCATGAAAGATGACGGCAGAGCCGCTATCATCATCGGTGGAAATATGGAGTATGCGAACAATGGTGCTATAAAGAGCATGAAACCATTTTTCACCTACTTATATGACCACTATAACGTGAAAGGCGTTATTGACATGGGCGGTGGACTGTATGCGAAGCAAGGTACAACATTCCCCACTCGTATGATACTGATAGATGGCCGCAGAACCAATGAGGAACGGGCGCAGACTGCCGTATACCCTCCTGTGGAGAACAAAGCAATCCGCAAGGCTGAAAGTTTTGACGACCTGTACGAGATTATTAACGAAGTATTGAATTTTAATGAAAAGACAAATGGAACAGAAGTATTACGTAGCCAAGGAGGGCGACATCTGTCTGTCGCTGACAACGCATCCGGGGAAACTAACGGAGCAGGACATAATAGACAATCTGAGGCGGATGATGAGAGTGGAAGCCAAACAGAACGGAGAGGAAGAACCGGATTGGAGGGAAACTCTGAGAGCGGCCAACGACCTGTATTGGGAAAACGTGGACAGAATGATACAGTTGGCGAGACCGGGAGAGGAACTGATACCATTGGAAAGCCTTCAACTGACGGAAGAGGACTTGAACAACGAACTGTGGGAAATGAGCCTCAGCCAGTGGATGGAGTGGACGTTCAACGAATCGGACTGGGATTAAAAGGAAAACCCAAGAAAAGAGATTTGACTGAAGAAAAACTTCCTTATCGTCCTCATAATACAGCATTCAGACTTGAAAGCGTTGCCCCCGCAGCTATGGTCGAGGCAATGGATAAAGTGCTTTCTCAAATTGAAGCACAGCACGGCAGCATAGATGAATTTGTCAAGACAGAACTCGGATATGATACCATTGCTGAAACGTATCAAGCACTTGCCGCCGAGCAGATGGACAGTGTCGCTATGGCAATCTATCAGATGAAACAGGAACAAGCCCTTATTATAGGCGACCAAACTGGTGTTGGTAAGGGGCGCCAAATGGCAGCACTTATTCGTTGGGCAGTGCAACGAGGTGAGAAACCTGTATTCATCACACAGAAAGCAGACTTGTTCTCCGATATTTACCGAGACTTGGTAGATGTTGGAAGTGGAGACCTCGTGCCGTTTATATTCAACTCTGACGGTGCTATGGTTGATAGCAAAGGTAATACAGTACACAAACCTCTATCTTCCGCAGAAATGGCAAAAGTCTTTGCATCGGGAGCATTGCCCGAAGAATATGACTTCGCTGTACTCACCTATTCGCAGGTAAACACTGGCGATGTTGTCAGTCAGCAAGAAATGGAGGAAGCTGCCAAAAAGAGTGGCGCACGCACCAAGAAAAGCAAGAACGTGAAGAATGGCAAGGCTACCCCGAAAGCCACATTCTTACGTGCCATTGCAAAGGATAACTATCTGTTCCTTGATGAAAGTCATACGGCGGCAGGTTCGAGCAATACAGGTGCCTATCTGCAAAGTATTCTTCGTGGAGCGAAAGCCGCCACATTTGCAAGTGCTACGTTCGCAAAGCGTCCCGACACAATGCCTTTGTATGCAATTCGTACAGCGATGAGCCAAGCAAAGGTTGATCCGGATAAGATGATTAGTATCATTGAGAAAGGCGGTGTAACTCTGCAAGAGATTATGAGTCGTGAATTGACTAATGCAGGGCAAATGGTACGCAGAGAGCGAGATATGAGCGATGTTGTTACCGATTGGAAAACAATCACTGACCCCGAAACTGTTAGACGTGCAAGAGAGAATTACGACCGTACCATAGCAGCATTCAATGCCATTATCAAATTCCAAGAGGACTACGTAAAGCCGATGATTGAAGCATTGGATATGGAACTTGCTGTTATGGCAGAGAGCGCAGGTGTGAAGCGAGGCACAGATAAAATGGGCGTTGAGAACGTGCCATTTGCAAGCAAGACCTACAACTACACCAAGCAGCTTATGCTTGCCCTCAAAGTCAATGCTATTGCAGATGAAGTGGAAGGCGAAATCAATGCAGGTCGCCACCCTGTTATTGCGTTGGAAAGCACAATGGAGAGCAGTATTAAGGACTATGCCGCAGGAGAAATCATTGATGAGCCAACATTCAGTGCAAGCCTACTGAAAGGACTTGACACCGTTATGCAGTACACCGTCAAAGATGAGGACGGTAACGAACGCCACGAGCGATATTCTCCACAGGCATTAGGTCCGGCAGGAGAAAAAGCATATTATGAGTTGCAGGATTTCATTCGTGAAAGCACAAGCGATATCTTTATCAGTCCACTTGATGCCATTATCGAGCGTCTGAACAAGAAAGGATACAAAGTAGGTGAATTGACAGGACGTAATATGTATGTTGAGCGCAACGATGACGGACGTGTCGTTGTCAAGCGTAGAACTGACAAAGACAAAAAGAAAATGCAGAGAGAGTTCAACAGTGGTGTTCTTGATGTCCTCATCCTCAACAAGTCTGCATCAACAGGTATCAGTTTGCACGCTTCAGAGAAATTCAGCGACCAACGTCAGCGTTCTATGATTATAGCACAGCCGCTGAGCGATATTAACGACTATATGCAGATGATAGGACGTATAGACCGTACAGGACAGGTGCATAGAGGTTATTACATCAACCTCGGTTTGCCTGTACCCGCCGAGAACCGTTTCCTGATGATGCTTTCCACCAAACTGAAATCGTTGAACGCTAATACCACGACCTCACAGGATAGTGAAAGTAATGATGTGGAAGCACCGGATTTACTCAACAAGTATGGTAGTCAAGTTGTTGTTGAGTATCTTCGTGATAATGTAGATATATACGAGAAAATGGGTACTCCTTTGAAAAAGGGAGGACTCGGAGGTGGTCGTGTGCAGGCAAGCGAACTTGAAGATTACAAACCGCAAGAAGATGATGCACGCAAGATTACAGGTTATGTCGCTCTATTGGCAACAAAAGAGCAGGAGGAGTTTTACGATGATGTCGTAAGGCGTTATAACGAATTGATTAAATATCTCAATGATACCGGCAGTAACGACTTAAAGATTACTGTAATGCCACTCCGCGCAACGACTATCGAGAAACGCATATCTTCTGAGGGCATAGACCCTGATGGAAACAATCCATTTGCTCGCAATTCATTTGTTGAAAAGGTGGAAATGGATGTGTTGAGAAAGCCGATGAAAGCGGATGAGATACGCAAGGTAATAGAACAGATAAACAAGGGTGTTGAGCCGAATACCTATCTTGACAATGTTATTGAAACTATCCGCAAGGAGGACGAAGTTAGAATTGCTGCAGAAGATGAACGCTACGAGAAATCAAAGGCAAAAGCCATTGACGACATAGCCAAGCAGACAGAAAAAATCAATGGTCAGAAGAAACGCAGCGATGAAGAAAAGCGTGTTGCCATAGATAACTTTATCGCAGAGACCAATGAAAAGGTAGAGGCAAAGCATAAGGACAACATCTTGCGACTCAACACGAACAGCGACCAGATGATGCGCCGCTTGAGAATGTTTGAAGTTGGCAAGTCTTATCTTGTGCCCGATAACCTTGAGTCAATGATTTTCGACTTTGCTACTTCTGCTATCTTCTGTGGCTACAAAACAAAGGATAGCAAGATTACAGCCTCAACAACACTTGCGGTATTTGCTACCCTTGACGGTCGCAGACGTATTGAAATTAAACTTTCACAGATTGATGCGTTGCGAAGCATTGACAAGGTAACCAATGATAATTGGGATGCTGCACGTGCCACCACACTTGATAATTGGGATAGTCAGATACCAAGTGAGACACGAAAGACAGGTTTCATTATGACAGGTAATATCTTGCAGGCTATAGCCGATACACAAGATGAATACGGAGGCTATCCTGGACAACTCATTAGTTATACAGACATTGACGGTAATGTTCACGATGGTATCTTAATGCCCGACAAATGGAATGCTTCTATGCTGAAAACGAGCGGTGCTCCATTGAGCAGTCGTTTACAACAGATAAAAGACTATACTCCTATAACAAGCCACGATGGAAAGGTCGAGATTATGGGTAACAGTTGGGCAAAGATGTTCTACCTCACTGTTCCAAAGACAAAGAAAGACGGTGCGGTTTACTACGAGAACAAAACCTTGCTTCGTGCCGCAGGTGGAAACTTCTACCCTTACCGAGGAAAGTTGCGTGCGGATATTCCCGAGGAGCGCATAATAGAAGTTGTCAAGGAACTTGCCAAATTAGGCGTAAAAGTAAAGGATGACACAACTGATATTCTCCAACGTAACGGCATTGGTGCATATAACGATGATGAAGTCAGTTATGAGAATGACCCAGTGGCAAAGCTGCTCGGTCAGTCAAGGAGAACGGCAAAGCAGCGGAGGGAATTTGCACGGCGTGAACGCCAAAGAATGGCAGAACGTGTGGAAAGCCTTGCAGAGAAACTGCATCTTGACAATGTGGAGGTTGTTACTGATGCTTCCGTCTTGGATGGAAAGAAGCAGCGTGCAAAAGGCTTCTACTCGAAGAGTACAGGGAAGATAACCATTGTTATTCCCAACCATACAAGTACGTTTGATGTTGAACAGACACTGCTGCATGAGGCTGTGGCGCACTATGGTTTGCGCCAGTTGTTCGGAGAACATTTTGATACATTCCTTGATAATGTATTCAACAATGCCGATGAGAACATACGCAGACGCATTGTAGATATGGCTGCAAAAAACGGTTGGGATTTCCATAAGGCTACCGAAGAATATCTTGCTTCGCTTGCAGAAGATACTGAATTTGAGAACATCAACGCAAGTTGGTGGCAACAGATAAAGGATTTCTTCTTGAATATGCTTCATAAGATAGGCTTTGAGGATTTCAGAGGGGTTACTCTATCGGACAACGAACTTCGCTACATCTTGTGGCGCAGTTACGAGAACCTTGCGGAACCGGGCAGATACAGAAACATATTGGGAGAAGCCGCTGATGTGGCAAAGCAGTATGAACTGAAAGTCGGAAATTATGCGGTTTCCGACCCACATCATCAGACTGTTGCAGAAAGTGATGATGCACTATACCGTACCGGTGACCCGGAAATACATGAAAGGGAGTTGGCTCGTGACCGTTATGAAAGGCGTGTAAAAAGCGGTATGTTCCAATCACAGGAAGCATTACAGGACAGTATGCTCGGCTTGAAAGAAGCCATGACTGCAATCCTTGGCAAGGAAACAAACATTGAGGATGTGGACGGATTTGAAAACGCATACTTGGGAGAAAACCGTCTGTCAAGTGTGAACAAAGCCGAAGCCGATGCGTTTGCCCACACCCTGTTCAAGCCCATGCTTGATGAGGTTGCCAAACTTGCCAGGACTGAGGCAGAGCGTGAGGAATTGACTGATTACATGATGGCGAAACACGGCCTTGAACGCAATACATATATGCGTAATGAAGCAATCAATAACGGAGCAACCGATGCAGACCAAACCGACTATGCCGGACTTACAGCCCTTACAGGTATGGATAATGTTGCTGATGCCGAAACGGAAGCACAGATAATGGTTAACGATTACGAACAGGCACACGACACTACCGACCTTTGGAAAAAAGTCAATGCCGCGAGCAAAGCAATACTTTCAAAGTCATACGAATGTGGCATGATGAGTAAAGCGACCTTTGATAAAATTTCAGATATGTATGATTTTTACATTCCGCTACGTGGTTTTGACGAAAAGACCAGTTCTGAAGCATACGCATATCTGACGCACAAGCAAAGTGCATTCAATGCTCCTATCAAGAAAGCGGAAGGACGCAGGTCGAAAGCGGATGACCCGTTTGCCAACCTGCAATCAATGGCAGAAGGTGCTATCATGCAGGGCAACCGGAACAAATTGGTAAAACAGCGTTTCCTTAATTTCGCCCTCAACCATCCGAGCGACCTTGTCAGTGTGAGCGACATTTGGGTAGAATACGATACGGTGGCCGACGAATGGAAGCCAGTGTTTCCTGACAACATAGACAGTACAGATACTCCCGAAGTGGTGGAACGGAAGATGCTGGACTTTGAAACTAAAATGGAGTCATTGGCACAGCAATATCCTGACCGGTACAAGCATGGCAAAGATACCGTGAATATTCCTTACCGTATTGTGGAAAGCCGGGATATGAGGCAGCACCAAATTGTAGTGAAGCGTGGCGGCAGGGACTATGTGATTACCATAAACGGCAATCCACGTGCGGCACAAGCATTGAACGGACAGACAAATCCCGACAACGATATGTCGGGGGCAATCGGGGCCATTCTCCGTGCCGGTGAAAACATCAACCGACAGTTGAGTGCGTTCTATACCACACGCAACCCGGACTTCATCGTATCGAACTTCATGCGAGATATGCTATACACCAACACCATGACTTGGATAAGGGAAAGCCCGAACTACGCACTTCGTTTTCATCGCAATTATATGTATGCCAATCCTGTAAGGATAAAGCAACTCTTGGCAAAGCACCGCAAAGGGACACTTGACATGAGTAACAAGACGGAAGCGATGTTTCATCAGTTCATGATGAACGGAGGAGAAACAGGCTATGCCAATATCCGGGACATTGAACAACATAAGAACGACATACGCAGGGAACTGAAAAAATCAAACGGCAAGATTCCTGTAAAAAAAGCATGGGACTTGTTGGGCGGACGTTTCGATGAGTACAACCGAGCCGTTGAGAACTGCGCCCGTTTTGCCGCTTTCATGACATCACGCGAAATGGGCCGGAGCATTGACAGAGCCATCTATGATGCAAAGGAGATAAGCGTAAACTTCAACAAGAAAGGCAGCGGAGCAAAATTCTATGACAGTACAGGGCAGACAAAGGCTGGTAATGCCAGTGCATTGGTATCGGGACTTGGTCGTAGCGGCTATGTGTTTTGGAATGCAGCCATTCAAGGTACGGCAAACTTTGGACGACAGATGAAACGCCATCCTGCCAAAGCTTTTACAGGTATTGCGGCGATGTTCCTTCTTGGTGCCATTGTTGCCTACTTGGGTGGCGATGATGATGACGATGATGACAAGAACGCATACTATAATCTTCCCGAATATGTAAGGCGCAGCAATATTCTTTTCAGGGCAGGAAACAGTTGGGTATCAATTCCTCTTCCGGTAGAATACAGGGCTGTTTACGGTATGGGCGAACTGATGATTTCCGTCCTTAACGGAAAGGAACATCTTACAGACGGAGAAATTGCCGAAGCCATAACAGGACAGGCTACACAGATATTACCTATTGATTTCTTGGAGGGCGGCGGAGGATTGAATGCCTTTGTACCGAGTGCCTACAAACCCTTGTGGGAAGCCTACGTTGCAGAAAAGAGTTGGACGGGTATGCCACTTTATAAAGACACACCTTACAACAAAGATATGCCCGAATGGACAAAGGCGTATAAGAGTGCCAATAAATACATTGTCGGATTGGCCAATGCCATGAATGAAGCTACGGGTGGAGACCCATATACAAAAGGAACGATTGACTTTAATCCGGCAAAGATTGAATATATGCTGAACGGTTATTTCGGTGGCGTGTTCGGAACAATCGACAAGTTGAGCAAGATGGTAGAAACCGTTACAGGCAACCGTGAGTACGACCCTCGCAGCTTCTTGTTGGCAAACAGGCTGGTCAAAGCCGGGGACGAACGCACCGAGTACAGGGCTGTGAACAATGAGTATTTCCGATTGAAAGAGGAGCATGACCGGTTGAAATCCCGATTGAAGCACTATGAAGAAGATACCGACAACGACATATTTGACTATGCGGAAAAGATTGATTTCCTTTACAATTCACCCGAATACGAGCGTTACGAAATCTTCGAGGATTACCGTGAAGACATTGACGACCTCTACAATGAATTAAAAGAAGCAATCAGTGACGAGGAACGCAAGGATATTGAAGCCGAGTTGAACGAACTCAAAAAGGAAATGATAGAAGAAATGAACAAAACCCGTAAATAGTTAAACATAGGATGATTGCCCGGAGCAGTATATTTGTTCCGAGCAATCATTAAAATGATAAAAATATGCATGTAAATAAAAGCGAAAGAAAATTGCTGCCAATGAGCCGTATAGCTCCGGGAAGAAATGATGCCGCCGAGATAGATACTGTTGTTTCTGCAAAACGTTATGGTGACCGCAGGGCATTTGACATTCTTATGGAAGCACAATACTATTGGAGCCAGATGGACGACTTTCGGAAAGACCGGGAGCGAAACAAACGCTATACCTATGGTTTCCAATGGGACGATATGATTTGTGTGGACGGAAAATCCATGAGCGAGGAAGAATACATTAAAAGTCAAGGCAACGTGCCTTTGAAAAACAACCTTATCCGTAGGCTTGTGCGAAGCGTGCTTGGCGTGTATCGAAGCCAAAGTAAAGAACCGACTTGTACCGCACGTGATCGGGATGAACAGAAACTTGGTGAAACGATGAGTACGATACTTCAATGCAACATGCAGCTTAACCGAATGAACGATGTATATGCCCGAACTATGGAAGAGTTCCTGATAAGCGGTTTTATCGTTCACCGTAAATCGTACGGTTGGCGTAATGGAAAAGAGGATTGTTGGACGGACTATGTACAACCCAATAATTTCTTTATCGACAACAACATGAGAGATTTCAGAGGTTGGGATGTTTCCGTGCTTGGAGAAGTTCACGACATTTCTTTCGGACAGTTGTGTGAACAGTTCGCATCAAGTCCGCAGGAATACAGACAATTGCGTGACATTTACAAGTGGGCGGCAAGGAAAGATTACATAACCACATACGCGGAGCGTTTCGGGTATAGCCGCTTGGAAAACTACGATTTTCTATTCACAAGCGAGCCGGGACGATGTCGTGTGATAGAGATATGGCGCAAGGAGCAAAAACCGAGATACCGTTGCCATGACTACCAAAACGGCGATATTTTCAAAATAGACGAAGAAGATTACGCACAAGTGGTGCTTACTGAAAATGAAGAACGTATGCGTATGGCCAAGGAAGCCGGTATGCCGGAAGATGAGGTTCCGTTGATAAAAGCTACTTGGTTTGTGGACGATTATTGGTATTTCTATTACCTTTCTCCTTTTGGCGACATATTGAGGGAGGGGGAAACGCCTTACGAGCATGGAAGCCATCCATATGTTTTCAAGGCATATCCGTTCATTGATGGTGAAATCCATTCATTCGTTGCTGATGTAATCGACCAACAGCGATATACCAACCGATTGATAACTCTCTATGACTGGATAATGCGTGCGAGTGCCAAAGGCGTGCTGATGATGCCCGAAGACTGCTTGCCTGATGGTGTGAGCATTGACGATATTGCAGAGAGCTGGACGGAATTTAACGGTGTCATCGTATACAAGCCGAGCAAAAGCGGAAAAGTGCCGGAACAGGTGGCCAATAATTCCACAAATATAGGCATTGCGGAACTGCTTAACATGCAACTCAAATTTTTTGAAGATATATCGGGAGTTACGGGCGCATTACAAGGAAAGCCCGGGTATTCCGGTGAAAGTGCATCGCACTATAACCAACAGACAGAAAACGCCACGAAGTCATTGCTCGACCTGCTTGAATGCTTCAGTTGTTTTGTAGTGGACGGAGCATATAAGGATGTGAAGAATATGCAGCAGTTTTATGATAGCAAACGTGTATTCAATATTGCAGGTAAGAGTGGTGCACAAATCGAATATGACCCGAAGAAAATACGTGATGTAGAATTTGATTTAAGCATTACCGAAAGCACTTCAACACCGGCATACAGGCATCTTGCTAACGATATGCTTATGCAGTTGTACCAGTCTCAGGCAATCAGTGTAGAGCAGCTGCTTGAGCATGGAGATTTCCCGTTTGCAGATGAATTGTTGCAAAGTATCAAATCACAGAAGGAACAGTTGGAGCAGGGCAAAGTGCCCGACGGTCTTTCTCCTCAATTGCTTCAACAGGTCGAACAAGGTGCAAATATAGATGCAGTAAATCAGTTACATAATGCAATGAGAACTTAAACCAAAGGGGCACATCATCACAGATATGCCCCTTTCTTTATTCTTTGGATAATTGGTCGCATTCAATCCATGTTCCTTCAGTATCATCAAAACGAACGGTACAACCGTATTTATCAGTATCTATATCTAATACAGTACCGCTTTTCCCATTATCATTGCACATCACCCGGTCTCCGATGTTAAACTTGTTGATATTGTCAAGTGCGAGCGGGTCACTGGTAAGTGTGGCAATGCCATCAATATTTCCGTACTTTCCCATTCTCTTTGGGATTTGAAAATGAATCAAGCCATGAGAAATACTGTTTTCGTTTCAATGCAATAACAGCAGAAGGAAGCATAGCTGAACCGTTTCCATAAGTCGTGCAGTAGAAGCATTCGCGTTCAAGGTCGCCCACAAACGTATTATGATTGATGTAGCCTTTCTGTTTCAACTTACGGAAATTCTTTCTATCCATAATGATAAGTTGACCTTTTTTCCCACCGGCAGGCATAACGTAGTAACGTTCTCCAGTTTCTTTGTGTTTTTCGTCTGCCTGTCTGACTGCTTCACGTAAACGAAGCGAAGCTCTGATTTTTCTGAAAATGTTCATTGTTCCTTGTTTTTATAGTTAAACTTATATTGTAGCTGCTGAAACAGCTTTTTTCTTTTTGACAACAAATCGTCCGATACGAAGCACAATCTTTGGAATTTCCATTTCAAAGAAACATATATGCAAGCCTATGGCTCTTGTCATTAGCAAGTCATCATGTTTACCGGTAATCGCTCCGAAAGCTCCGTTCGGTTTTTTCTCGTAACACAAATATTCGTCCAGACAACGTTCGTCACGTTCCGTGTATAAATTCTCACGAATAACCTTGACTAAGGTTGATATAATCATCGGTTTGGTTGAGACATTGGTATGGAAGCCGTATTTGGTAGGCAATCCCTCGCGTACGGCTTCTTCGGACTGACCACGTGCATAGAGATTAGGGTAAATCTCTTTGATTTGATTAAGGATGAACTGTGACTGGTCGCCATCTACCTGCCGCTCCTTGTCATGCGTTTCCAAGGTGTTGCTTTCTATCACCAAGAGTGAATTGTCATAAAAAGCCGCTATTTGTGCCGCTTTCCATGCAAGCTGGTCGATGTCGCAATGTCCGTACCATTGTGCCACTACGACAGGCTTGCCACCATCAATCATAAACAGACGGTCAAGCACAAGAACAACAGAGAAGTCTGCTTTATTGGAACGTCCACCCACATCGACAATCGTGAGGTAACGATTTGTAACAACTTCCTTTTCATCTGTTTCCGGCAACTCCCAAATATGCAACAATCCCTGTTTGTCTTTCACAAAACGCAAGTTCTGCAAAGCGTTCTTGCCCTCATCCGCATCGGCACAGACTTCACCGACATATTTAGGCTTCTTGCAGGTCTTGCGCATTGCATCGACCTTGTATTTGTCGAACACACGTGCTCCCGAATGTACGAAGGCTTCCACATCATCAGACGGAAATTCGGCAGCCATCTGCCCATGGTCATTGTACTTCCTGCGTTCGGCTATGTACCAATGGATAGCTTCGAGCGTAGCACCTTTTTCCCACAGCGACCAAAGATACTTACCGCATTCCTCACGTTCGGAATCTGTATTTTCATTGTCCCGATTCTGATAAAGCCATTCTGCAAAATCCCATTTTTCATTGTCCGAATCAAAAGCGAGTGTATATTGCTCGATGTCGAACCATGAAACGAACATTGCCTCGAACTGGGATTTCCCTTCTTTTGCGGCAGTATATTCGCGATGAAAGAAGTTCCCGGTGCCATTTGCTGTGCTTTCATAAACAATCATGGTGTAGGGCTTGAGGAGAATACCCGAACAGGCGGAGCGCACAATGTCTTCCGGTTTCTTTCCCTCCGTAGCCTTCCATATTCCCACTTCGGAGAGATGTACAAGATTGTAATCACCGCCACGACACGAATCCGGGCGTTCAGCCGTACCAATCTTGATTTTGCAGTTACGCTGCGGAATGCGCGATATACTTCCCGATTTTCCCACTCCTACAATCTTCGGCTCGTTCTCATTGTAGGCTTCATCAATTTTATAGAGCATTTCGACAGGATAACTTTTAATCATCCGGTCGAACATATCCTTGATTTCATCGGAGCCTGCGCCCTGATGTGCAATGATAAGTGAGTTTAAGCCGGTTTTGTGAAGCAACTGCAACCATGCCATATAAAGCTGTGAAGTGGTGGAACCACCCCATTGCCGTGCTTTAAGCAGGATGATGCGTATCGGTTTCCCTGCAATACGCAATTTCTCAAGCCGATCCACAAAACGCCGTTGAGGTCTTGTCAGACGAAACAGGACATCCTCACCACCGCCTTTGGCCTTGATATAGACAAATGTTGCCGCCCAAAACGGAAAATCCTCGCGGCTGCGTATTCGTACAAACTGCTCTATGACCTTCAAGCGATCATCCTGATTGTCTTCCACACCCATGTAGTCCGTGAGGAATTTGGAAATAGAACCGGCTTCGATGAGTTGGCGTACAAGCGGTACTTTCATGATACGTTCCGGTAACCACTGGGTATGTATAGGAAAGTCACTGATGGTACACTTTACACGTTTACCGACAGAACCTTCTCCGGTAATTGGATTGAACTTTGCATATACAATCGCATTGCGGCGTTCATTCTCTGTCAATATGTCCTTGATGGCCTTATCTTTCATGGTGCATGATTTTAACAGGCTTGTTTAGCAGAGCCATGATGAGTCCCAATACATAACACCAAAGATGCAATACGGCATTTATGCCCGGAAACAGGAAGCCTGCCACAAGGTAAAACAGCATCCATAACTGATAATACCGTTTACGTAATACCTCAAACGATATTGAACCAAACAGGGCGAAAACCAATCCGGACAATCCTACCGTTGGCGAATCCATTGTCGTGAAATATCCAAGGGTATCAACTGGAACTGTAACGGCAATCATATAGGCTGACAGCAATCTTCCTATCCCAATATCGTAAATGAAAATAATCGATAATAAACACCATGAATTGAGCAAGGCATGAAACATATTCGTATGGAAAAACGGATACAGCAAGCGTCCTGGCATATTACTTCCAGCGTAAATGCCGACAGTTTGCCAATCCCATTCTCCTGAAAATGACAAACACACAATCATGGCAGAAATCAGGAGAGCCGTAATCTTCTCAACTTTTCTTGCATCCATCGTTTTTTAGCCTTGCATATCATCATCTTGGCACTACCCGGCGTGAGGTAGAATTTCGGTGCGGGTTGAGCAATCACTTTAGCACACAGTTCAGAAATGGTAAGTTCCGGGTATTCTGATTTGAGAGCGACAACCCTTGTATGAATCTCCTCATACATTTCTTTCTTCAACGGCCACATACCGCTTAAATCGTTCTCACCCCTCATCATGGCGGAAACGACCAATGCTGCACGAATATCGCTGACCCAAAACCTCCGGGACGGCATGTTTACAATTACTTTATACACTTCAGGCATACGGATATAATCACACGATGAAATGTATTCATCGTATGCTCTCATCAAGTCGTTCATACGCTCCATAGAGTATTCCATAACTGCTCCTTTATGCTTCATTTTTCTTCCCGTTATAGTACCAAAGTTACCAATAGGAGCGTAAAAAGATAAACATGACATCCTGCTTTCCCTGCCTATTTTTGTCTTGTAGAATCTGACTATAAATTAAATTTTTGAATTATGCCTAATAATACGGAAGTTAAGAGCAATCGCGAGCGATACACAGAGCGATTGAAAGCAAAGTATCCGGACAGAGAATTTGCCGATGATGAAGCGTTATTCGGTCAAATCAATGACGATTACGATGGTTACGACAAGGAATTGTCCGGTTACAAGGAACGTGAAAAAGCACTGTCCGACCTGTTTGCAAGCAACCCGCAAAGTGCCGCTTTCCTTACTGACTGGAGAAAAGGCGAAGACCCTATCATCGGTATGGTGCGCAAATTCGGGGATGATTTCAAGGCCGCACTTGAAGACCCCGAAAAGCAGGAGGCACTTGCAGCCGCCAACAAGGAATTTGCGGAACGAATCGCCCAAGAGAAAGAGTACGAGGGAGAGTATCAGAAGAACCTCGACGAAACCCTGACCACCCTTGAAACCATGCAACAGGAAGAAGGACTGCCGGATGAGGACATCGACAGCGCAATGGATTTCCTTGTAGGCATTGTACGTGACGGAATCATGGGTAAGTTTACACGTGAAAGTATAGAAATGGCCATAAAAGCAATCAGGCACGACAGCGATGTGGAAGCTGCCGGACACGAGGGTGAAGTAAAGGGGCGCAACAGCAAGATTGAAGAAAAACTACGCAAAGCAGGCAAAAATGACGGTACAGCCGACCTTGCCGGTAAAAACGGTGGCGGCAGTGGCGGTTCACGGCAGATGCCTGACCTCGGTGCAATCGGGCGTTATGATGGTACACAGAACATTTGGGAGCGTGGCGGTGAAAAACGCAAGGCGATAAACAGATAAATATAAACCAATTACATTTTTAACTTTTAA